AACTATCATTGATGGCGTAACTGACGGTATCTATTTCAGAAAAGCTGATGGTTCTACTTCTATGGAATTAGTCATAGAAAAAAACAGCACAGAAACAACTGTTTCTTGCGGAACTGCAGCGGACGACACTTTCATGACTTTAGGATTTTACTATGATCCAAAAGACAGAAAGTTTCATGTCTACAAAGATAACGTAAAAGTTGGTTCCGGTGTGAACACAAATGCTCCAGACGACGAAGAGTTGGCTGTTTCATTTGCAATTCAAAACGGTGCAGCTGCTGCAAAAGTAATGACTTTAGATTACCTTTCAGCAGGAAAAGAGAGAACAGCTAATACTGAACTCTAATAATTACAATTAACTCGGGGCGTCTGGTAATGCAGGCGCCCTTTAAAAGGAGAAAAACATGGCAGATACAGTACTAAACCTAACAGGTACTACAGCAGTATTTGACGGAGCAAAAAGACTTATAACTCACTACAACGTAGTGTCTGATGGTTCAGGCGGCACAACTAAAATAGTTGATGTTTCAGCTTTAACAACGAACCCTTCAACGGGTGCGGCTTGCTCTAGAGTTAGACTTATGAAAGTTAGTTTTAATGTTTCAGTTACAGCTCAAGTTGACGCTTTAAGAATGGCTTGGGATGCAGACACTGATGTTGCATTTTTAACTTTAAATGGAGAAATGGAATTTGATTTCTCTAGCTTTGGTGGTTTAAAAAATACCGAGGCCACTGGAGTAACTGGAGATGTTAATTTAACATTACCAGCTTGTACTAGTGGTGATACAGCTACAGTTGTTTGTGAGTGGTTGAAAATATACTAGGAGTTTAAATGGCTAATACTACTTCAGGGACAGCAACGTTCGACAAAACTTTTGCTATTGATGAAATAGTAGAAGAGTCTTTTGAACGTATTGGACTACAGAACGTAGCTGGTTATCAATTAAAATCTGCGAGAAGATCGCTAAATATTTTGTTTCAAGAATGGGGAAACAGAGGTATTCACTATTGGGAAATAGATGAACTTGATCTAGATCTTATAGAAGGACAAGCAGAGTATGATTTTTTTAGATCATCTGACGATGGCACAAGTGCAACATCCACTCCAGCTAGCGTATTCGGAATGTCTGACGTTTTAGAAGCACAGTTAAGATCAAATAGAACACAAACAACTCAATCAGATTCACCAATGACAAAAGTAGATAGATCTACTTATGCAGCATTTTCTAATAAATTATCAAAAGGAACACCTAATCAATATTGGGTAGAAAGATTTATAGACAAAGTAAGGATACACGTTTATCCAACACCAGATTCTACAAACGCATCTAAAGACATGCATTTTTATTATATTAAAAGAATACAAGATGTGGGTGATTACACAAATGCAACTGATGTTCCATTTAGATTTGTGCCTTGTATGGTATCTGGGCTTTCATATTATTTATCACAAAAATACAAACCAGAGTTAATTCAAGCTATGAAATTAATATATGAAGATGAATTAGCTAGAGCATTAGCAGAGGATGGGTCAGCTTCAAGCACATATATTACGCCTAAAGCATACTACCCAGGATCATAATGGCTAAATTTGCAACAGGTAAATACGCAAAAGCAATATCAGACAGATCTGGTATGGAATTTCCATATAAAGAAATGGTGAGAGAATGGAATGGTTCCTTTGTTCATGTATCTGAATTTGAACCTAAACAACCACAATTAGAACCAAAACCCATGAATGGTGATTCAATATCTTTGCGTAATGTAAGACCGGCTAGAACTGAAACAGCAGTCCCCAGACTTTTACCTTTAAATGCTTTTACTGCAACAAATGGCTCTGCAACAATATCTGTTAATGAACCTGATCATGGAAGATCAAACGGAGATACTGTTAGATTTAGAACCGTTGAGTCTGTTGGTGGCATAGCGGCAACAACAATTACAAATTCATCAGGATTTACAATTACTAAAACAGATGATAATAATTATACATTCGGGGCAGGCACAAATGCCTTGTTTTCGGGAACAGGAGGAGGTGGCCTTGCATCTGCAGGACCGGTCACGATTGAAGCATAATGGCAGGAATTAGTTATACCACTTTAGTTACACAAATTAGAAATTACACAGAAGTAGATTCAAATGTTTTATCTACAGATCAATTGGA